TTTAACCAGTCAGTCGTTGCAGCTGATGGGAGAGTCGTCCCCACTTGGGCTGACGTTCTTAACCGTGCCAACTTAGGTATGGAAGTAATGCACGAGCGTAACGCTCACAATTTTCCACTTGATCTAGCAGCTAAAGAGATTACACCAATCGCATGAAATATAATGCTGAATGTTTCTTTCCAAGTTTAGTACACATAATAGAAACAGATGTTGATAAACAACTTAAACCCTATTGTCTAAAAGCAAATCAAACAGATCCTGTAGGTGTTGTCTTAAGTAATAATGGAGGATGGCACTCACGGGGGAATACAAAAGATAGTTTAATTACAGACAATTTGTATAAGGTATTTAATGAGACTATTAATAACCTTTATCAACACAAACTAGAAATTATAAATCACTGGATAAACATTAATGGTCATGGTAGCTATAATGTTGTACATGACCATCCAATGAGTGATTTGTCGGGGGTTTTTTATATCAATGTTCCAGAAAATTCTGGTGATATTTATTTTGAGAACCCTCTAAATTTTCAGGGACATGCTGAGCTAACTTCATATACTATGGAAGCTACTCAAACATGCAATCAATATCTTAAGAAGTATATTAAACCTATAGAAGGATTACTATTAGTATTTCCAGCACACTTGAGACATGGAGTTCTACCTAACCAATCTAACGAAGATAGAATTTCTGTTTCTTTTAATATAAGAATAAACCACGTCCGTTCATCCAATTTCATGGACGCATGAAACCTAAGCATGGAACGGGGCTTAGGTACTAGAGGAATTATCATGTCACAAGTAGAACTCCAAGCTCGCATCAAAGAGCAACAGGATTTTCAAAAGGAAATGAAACTCAAGTATCGTGGTGTTACTTACACTAAAACTATTTAACTTTTATGTCACATCAAAACTCTAAAGGAGCAATCGCTTCTGTCTATCCTTATGGGATAGTAAATCATCACAACAAACCAGAAGAGCATCCTGATACGATGCCTAGTGATTATCAACCTCCTGGGGTAGATGATGACGATGACTTCCCTCAATCTTTAGAGGAAGCGTTGACAGGTTGAACAGGGAAGGGGGCACCTCAGAGTCGGACCCCCTTTTCATTGGCATAAGCCCAGTACGCTGGATACCTTTTGCCGTCTAGACGGTAGGGATAGACCTACAAATTTCAATTCAATTTCTGTACAGAGAGAGTCAATATAAACTTTATCCATAACAATGGCACATCAAAATAGTAACGAACCATTAGCCGATCTGACACGGCCTGGCCAACTGAACTCCTCTGGAGATTCAAGAGCCTTATACCTTAAGCTGTTCAGCGGAGAAATGTTCAAAGGATTCCAGCGTAATACAATCGCAAGGGATCTTGTAACAAAGAGAACTCTTAGAAACGGTAAGAGTTTACAATTTATCTACACAGGTAGAACAACCGCAGAATACCATGTTCCTGGCAGGTCCATACTTGGTAACGATGACGGTGCTCCACCAGTAGCAGAGAAAACCATCACTATAGATGACCTACTCATCTCCAGTGCTTTCGTTTACGAATTAGACGAGACACTTGCTCATTATGAGTTGAGAGGAGAGATCTCTAAGAAGATTGGTTATGCTCTAGCTGAGAAATATGACCGTCTAATCTTTAGAGCAATCGCTAAAGGTGCTCGTCAAGCAAGCCCAGTCTCAAAGGCTAACTTTGTAGAACCTGGTGGAACACAGATCCAAGTTGGAGCTGGTTCAGATGCTGATGATGCATTAGCAGCAGACAAGATTGTAACTGCTTTCTATGATGCAGCTGCAGCTCTAGATGAGAAAGGAATCAGTGGTGACGGTAGATGTGCGGTACTTAACCCACGTCAATACTACGCACTAATCAAAGATTGTTCCAACAACAACTTGATTAACAGAGACGTACAAGGTACAGCCTTACAAAGCGGAGACGGTGTTATTGAGATTGCAGGTATTCATATCTACAAATCAATGAACGTACCATTCTTCAGTAAGTACGGTACTAAGTTCGCTCCAGCATCAAGTCCAACAGCAGGTACTGACCCAGCTACACTAAATCCTGGAAACACAGGATCATTCGTGGATGTAGGAATTGAAGATGGCCGTGCATCAGTCGCAGGTATCAACAACAACTACGGTAACACATCTAACTTTGCAAACTCTTGTGGACTTATATTCCAGAAGGAAGCAGCAGGTGTTGTCGAAGCAATGGGACCATCAGTTCAAGTAACAAACGGAGACATAAACGTAATCTATCAAGGTGATGTAATCCTTGGAAGACTCGCTATGGGAGCCGACTTCTTGAACCCAGCAGCTTGTGTTGAGCTATATGCAGGTACAACTACTAAGCCAGCAGTGTTTGGTAATACATACCCAGCAAACAGCAACTAATTTAAACATTTATACAGGGGCTTCGGCCCCTTTTTTATTCTTATGACAGTATCATATGGAGCGTCCACCGAACTGGATGCAGTCAACTCTATATTGATGAGTGTTGGAGAGTCACCTGTTAATTCTTTAAGCGTACAAAGCCCTGAAGTGGTTATTGCACAGAAAACTCTGCAGCAAGTCTGCCGTGAGATATTAGCAGAAGGGTGGAAATTCAATACTGAAACACAATATCCTATAACTTTAGATGCAAATGACCATGCTATCATCCCCGCTAATGTACTACAAATAGATCTTAATAGATTCAGACACCCAGATGCTTATGATACCGTAAGGAAATCTGACAGTGGTACTATGAAATTATATGATCTACATGAACATAGTTTCAAATTTGAAAACTCAACTGGTGGTAAAATCTATGTTGATATAATATGGATGATAGAATTTGGTGACATCCCAGAAGTATTTAAAGATTATATAACCGTCAGAGCCACGAGGATCGCTTCTAACCGCATGGTAAACAACCCAGAGGCAGCTGAACTCATCTCTGTAGATGAGGCACAAGCACGGGCTACAGCATTAGAGTATGATACCCAACAGGGTGATTACAATATCTTCAATAACCAAGAAGGTAGGACAAATGCTAGTACTGTTTATCGACCATATAAAGTTCTACAAAGAAGGTAATGGCAGCAATCAATCATCGTATTCCTAACTTTCTAGGGGGAGTATCACAACAGCCCGACACAATTAAATTTCCTGGACAGCTCAGAGTATGTGATAATGCTGTACCTGACGTTACGTTTGGTTTAATGAAGCGTCCTGCAGGTGAGTTTGTGAAAACTCTCACCAATGCTGGTGACAATGGTTACTGGTATGAAATAATCAGAGATGGAGATGAGAAATATTTAGTACAAATGACAGCGTTAGCTAGTTATAGCGGTACTAAACCTATTAGGGTATGGAACCTTCTAACTGGTGTTGAACAGAGTTTAACCAATTCTAATGGTGATGCTTTGTTTGATTATATGCAACAAACAGGAACAACCAAAGCTTATGCTATCCAGACAATCCAAGATTATACGATCATCACTAACCCAAAACAGACGGTTGGTACGACTGGGAACACTGCTACTCCTCTCAACAGTGGGGACTACGCTTTTGCTAGGTTAGATACTATAGCTTATAACACTGAGTACATAATGTACACAGGTGCTACAGCTCCTACACCTAACACTTACTTTAGAGTGACAGCACTTGAAGTTGATAAAGGTACTTCTGATGGTAACACTTGGGATGATACCAATAAAGATGGTAGGTATGCTGGTTTAGCTCAGTTCTCATTTACAGATAGT